CGTCATCGGGGTCGTGACGGTGAAGGCGTCGGTCAGGACCACGATCTCATCGGGGTTGCCGGATTCGGCGAGCTGGACCCCGCCCTGCACGCTGACGGCGCCGGCGGCATTCTTCCCGATATGGCCATGCCAGCGGAACGCCCACTGATCGCCCACAACCTCCGGGAAGACGGTGAAGCGCTGATTGTTCGAGCCGTGCGTCGTCACCCCGGAGTCGGGCGAGGAGGCGGAGGGGCGGACGTAGCCGTAGGTCGGCATTAGTTGTACCTCGCCCCGTCGAGAATCCAGTCATAGGCCGCGCCGCCCTTGCCGGATTGCTCAAGTACCCGCTGCAAGTCCGAGGCAGACAGCGCGATCAGTTGGGTGTTATTGACGACCGTGCTCGCGCCTCCCCTGCCGCTCACGGGCACGCCGGAGAGTCCGCCCATCGTCAACGCGTTGAGCCCGGCCCCCCGCAGCGAATCGGTCATGAGGCGGTCAAACCGCACATCCGCGCCCGCGATCTGGCGCGTCAGCGAGTCGGCAATCACCCCCATCGACTCATCCGTCGCCCGCACCATCGCGGTCAGACTGGAGACAAGCGGGTCGATCAGATAGTCCCAATCCGGCACCTTCGACAGCGGTCCCTTTTCCGCCGGCGACGACGGCAGATGGGCGGCGAGTTCGTCGATCGCATTGAGCGCGGGCTGGATGTTGGCGTCCAGTGTCGTCGAGTAGGTGGAGTTGGCGAAGGCACGAGCGGCGTTCTCGACGCCGGCGAGGCTGTCGTAGAAGTCCTGATTGTCGGCGTCGAGTGTCGCCTTGAACGTGCGGCTGTCGAACGCTGCCCCCGAGATGCGGGTTGCCTCTTCGGTTGCCAGATAGTCGGCGTTGTCGGCATCCAGCGTCGCCGAAAAGGTCCGCCCCGCGAAGGTGTCGGCGCTCTTCGTGGTGTCGGTCATGTTGGTGTCGAAGTCGGTCGTATCGGCCTTGACCGGAATGATGACCGGCGACGGCTCCTGAATCACCGCGCCCTCTGGCCAGTCCGGCATCCCGAAGACAGTTGGCACAATCACCGGTAGCAGGCTCAGGTCTTCGAGCGCCGCGGCATCGGGGGCATCGAGGACGGTCGGGATGTGGACGGCAGCCTGCGCCTCGGTCGATGCGCCCCCGGTCGGTGCGTCGATCACCGCCGGAATGTGGATGGTGGCGGGTTTGTATGCCGTCAGAGCGGTCGCGTCCGGCGCATCGAGGACGGTCGGAACGTGAATCGTCTCCGGTTTGTAGCCGGTTACAGCCGTATCGTCAGGCTCGTCGAGTTTGGTCGGCACGTCGACATCGGGCGGCGTCGCCTCATCGACGGCGCTGGTGTCCGGTGGTCCGAACGCCGTCGCGATCGTCACCTCGGTGTCGGCACTGAGCACGCGCGCCCAGGCTTGCGCGAGTCCCCCTTCGCCGCCGGTCAGGTTGGGCGACTCCAAATGCGCCTTGATCGCGACGGTGGTCTCGGGTGGTAAGTCGGCAAGCCCCTGTTTGACGTCACCAAGCTGCTCCTGCGCATTGCCGGTGATCGTGATCTCGGTCTCGATCGGCGTATCGAGCAGCCCTAAGTCCTCGATCAGCGCCGCCACCACCGGATCGGCATCGGCCGAATCGGCGATGAACTTCGTGACCTTCTCCTCGGGAATCTGGCCGGTGGCAGCGAGGTAGGTGAGGACCTGGAGTGTTTGCAGGAAGAGCAGTCCGCTTGCGCTCTGGATGGCGGCGACGAATCCCCGCTGCGCCTCGGTTAAGTTGTTGACCGCGCCGTTGGCGTCGTCGTGCGCCTTGACGTACTCGTCAAGTGCGATCAGGTTATCGACCAGTTCGGCGTTCTCGTCTTCGATCCCGCCCGCGCTGCGTTGCAGCAGATGAATCCCGGCGGCCTTGGCGTCGTTGTACTTCTTCTGGCTAATCGCCCCGGACTCGTACAGCGCGTCGAGTTTGTCGAAGGTGGACACGAAGGTCGGATCGGCAACGGCGGCGTTGAACTCCTCTTGCGTGATCTTGCCGTCCCGCAACTTCTGCAACCACTCGTCGAGCTGATCGGTGTTGCCGCCCAGAACGTCAGTGACCGTGCTGATCCGCCCCTCCCACATCGAGAGGTCGTCTTGGTTGTTGGCGATCTGCTCATTGACATCGGCAATGGACTGCTCAACGTCGTGCAGACGATTGACGAGATGGAGGGCTTCTTCCTGCGAGTCGGAGAGGTCCAGGCGGTCTAGACGGTCCATCCGCAGGAGCGCGTCTTCGATCGACTCGCCAACGCGCTGATAGCCGGTCTGTAATCCGTCCAACTCGCTCGACATGTCGTCGAGCCCGGCCAGTTGCCGGCGGACTCCCGTCGTGAAGGCGTCAACGTCACCGAGCCAATCGCGGTACGCCTCGGCGGCCTCTTCGGCGGCATCGGTCGCATCTTGCGCCGCCTGCGTCAGGTCAGTTGTCGCCTGTGTGGCGTCGTCGGCTTTGGCCGCGTACTGGTCGAGGTGTGTCGTCGCATAGGTGACGCGCTCGGTGAACTCATCAGCGCTGATCGTTCCGTCAAGCAATGCATTGACGAGCGATGTGAACTCTCGAGAGAGCTTCGCTGCGTCAACGCCGGGCTTTTGGAGCGCCGCCTTCATATCGTCGAGCGAGTCGATGAGGGCTTTCTGCCGCGCGGTCAGATCGTCGACCTGTTCCGCCGCGACGCCGACGCTCCCGCCCATCTTCTCGGCCTCGTCGGCCGCCTTCTGTGCCGCGTCGGCCTGTTCGTGGAGGACTTGGATGCCATTCTGGACGACGATCATCAGGAGTTCGGCGGCGTCTGCTGCCTCATCGAGTCCGTTGAGCCGCATGTCGGCGATGACTTTGGCGAAGTCCTGAAGCGACGCCTTGAGTTCGGCGATGGCTTGGCGTTGCCGCTCGGCCGCCTCTTTGGCCTTCTGGTGCTTGTAGGCGAGGATGCCGAGTCCGACTGCGAGTCCGGCGACCGCCAGCCCCGCTGGACTAAACGTCGCTGACAGCAGCGCCATTGCTCGCTGACTGTTGCGAATCGCGTCCGCCATCTTGCCAAACGACGCCACGGCTTCGATCGCGAAACTAATCGTCTTCGCCGTCGCCGCTGTCAGGAGCGCGAACCCGCCCGCCGCCGCGATCACGGCTGCCGCCGTCTGCTGAACCGGAGCAGGCAGGTTGGAGAAGGCATTGGCCAGGGTCTCGACCAGCCCCGCGCCCTGTTCGATCGCCGGCGCCAAAGCCGACCCGAAGGAGATCGCGGCCGTCTCGACGCTGCCACGCATCTTCTCTAGCGACCCGGAGAGGTTGTCGAGGCGTTGCGCCGCCTGCGTCGCCGCTTGCCCGGCGGGCTGGACTTGCTGCGTCATCTCGCGCAAGCCCTCGCCGCCCTCCCGCACCGCGATCGCCATCACGTCGGCGGCTTCGGCCCCGAACACGGTTTGCAGCGCGTACGCCTTGGTTGCGTCACTCGCCCCGGCCAGTGCCCGGTTGAGTTGGTCCATAAGGTCGGGGAAGCCGACGAAATTCCCCTGCGCATCGAAGGCCGCGATGCCCAGGTCTTCCATCACGCTCGCGGCTTCGTCGGTCGGTTTGGCGAGGTTGTCGATGGCACGGGCGAGCGAGATGCCGACGTCGGCGCCTTTCAAGCCGAACTTGGTGAAGTAGGCGATGGCGGCGGCGGTGTCCTCGAAACTGATTCCCAGGTTCGCCATTTGCGGACCGAGGTTCCGCAGACCCGCGACAAACCCAGTGAGGTCGGTCTGTGAGGCGTTGATCGCCGCCGTCATCGTGTCGGTGGCGGCAGCGGCATCGTCGGCGGAGAGACTAAAGATCGACAGACTCGCCGCGATCGCCTCCGCACTCTGCGGGATACCCTCGCCAATGGCAGCGGCGAGATTGACCGAGGCGTCCGCCACGCCGTTGATAATGTCGTTGGCGTCGATGCCGGCTTTGGCCAGCACGTCCATCGCGGCGGCAGCTTCGGTGGCGGAGAACGACGTATCTGCCCCGATGCGCTTCGCCGCATCGGTCAGGGCGGTCATTTGTTCCTGAGTGATCCCGGCCGCGCTCCCGACGCCACCAAGCGAGGCAGCGACGCCGGACATCTGCTGCTCGAAACTGGCGAACGTCTTGACCGCGGCACCGATGCCGACCGCGATGCCGCCGCCGATGATGGCGGACGAGCGGGCGACGCCATCGAGGGCGCTGCCGAGTTGACCGGAGCGCGACTCAAATGTCTGGAGTTCTTTCGTCGCTTGGGAGATCGCCCGGCTGAGACCGGTGATATCCAATGTAATTGCGCCGGTGGCCGTTCCGAGATTTGCCCCGTCCGCCATCGCCAACCTGCTATCCTACGCGGTCGCGACTGAAAGGAGTCCGCATCGTGCAATCACCGCGTCCCGCGCCCCCGTCCGCCCCGCCTGAGATCCTCGAGGTCCGCATTCGCGGCATTGATCTGCCCTTCGACGAACTGCTCTTGCTGACGCTCAAGCTCATGGGGGTCCAGGCGGTCCTCGCCGCATTGGTCGGGTTGGCTCTGTACGTCATCGGCGTCATCTAGGCGTCGTCCTCATCATCGGACCACTCCCCCGACAACGCGTCTCGCGTCAGCGCCTCGATCTCCGCATCCGACCAAACGCGCCCATCTGCTGTCCGGTAGCCGAGATCGACCGCCTCATCTGCCGTCAACCCGAGCATGGCGCGCAATGCCTTCTCGCTGTACTTCGGCACCCGCATGGTCGGCTTGACCCCCTTGGGAATTGGCTTGTCGACGGTCTCGTTGCGGCGGGCGTCAAACCACGACCCCCACGTATGGACGGCGCGGCGAACCTGCCAGGCGAGCCACGGGTCACGCCTCGGGTCGATCCCCAGGAGCGCCGGCGGGTCCTGCCCGTAGTCCGTCGCCCACTGGTGGAGTTCCCACAAGCGCAGCCGCCCCGCCTCGGGTCCGGTCAAGAAACTGGGCGGCGGTCTCGGTGACCCCCTGGCACCAGGAGAACAGGAACGACTTGTCGGCGTCGGAGACGGCATCGACCGAGATGGCGTCGGGGTTCGTGTCCGGGTCGTCGGTGAAGACCGGCTCGACCACTGTCGCTAACCAGACCGCGTCGAACAGCGTGGTCAACTGCACTTGAAGCGCGGCCGGATTGGAGGCGAACCCGTGTGTCAGGGAGACACGGACGGCTTCGTCGCCGCCGCCCTGCGCCAACCCAATCAATTCCTCCACCCGTGGGGCGAGCGCATCGGGGATGCGCCCGTAGCGCATCAGAAGGAGGATGTTCGTTCGCGTCGCCCGGACTCGCATCCCGGACGGCAGATCGACCAGGACCGGTCTGGTCGGGTCGATCGCCTGTTCCTGAAGGTGGCGCCGCCATTGATCGGCCAGCGACGGCGCCTGTGTGGTCGGTGGCGGTCTGTACGCCGTATCAACCATGATGCTGCACCTCTGCGCCTCTCATGCGCCTCTGTGCCAACGCCCAAAGGGCACCCGGCCGCGCCGACGTTTAGGCGGCGGCGGTATAGGTCTCCTGATGGATTCGACTTAAGAGGGTCCCGCTAATCGCGATCCCCTCGAAGTCGAGCGTCGGTTCGTCCCAGGCGTCGGTGGACAACTCTTCCGCCGGGCCGCTGGTGACGAGCAACTTTTTGAGGCTGACCTGATACCCCTCGCCGGACACCGCCCGGTTATAGGTCGTCGCGGTCGCCTGGAAGTAGGTCGAGCCGGCCGTGGCCGATTCGTTGAGCGTGACCAGTTGGTTCGGCGTCGAGCCCGATGGGGTGGCGGTACCGCCGACCATCACGGCCAGCGCCGCCAGCGGCACCGATCCGAGCGTCATCGAACCCGTCAGCCGCTTGGGCAACCGGACCACCGCGATCACGGTGTTGTCGCCGGTCTGCTCATCGGAGTCCGACTCGACATCCCAACTGATCGCCTTGGACCCGTACACATCGACGTTGCTGCCGGGCGTATCGCCGGTCAAGAGCGCGACCTTCAGGTCCTCAAGTCCGCGCGGCACGACTTCTGTAGTTAGGGCCATCTCATACCTCCGCGTGCGTTCGTTCGGCCGGTCTCTCCGGCCCCGAATCGACCGCCGGGCCGGTCACGATGCGCCCGGTTCTGATGTCGATGACGTGGACGTGCGCGCCGTCCTCGCCGCACCGGATGTCGCGACACGGCGGGCTTTCAAAAAAGTGCCCGTCGATCGCGGTCCCGAAATACGGGCCGCGTGGCACCGCGAGGCGCACCCGGCTAGACCCGCCAGGTGCCAACGGTCCCCGTCCGATCAATGCCGACCAACGGTTGTTCGGCGCCAGCCCGCACCCGTAACCGCTTCTGGTCGGCCGTGAGCGGGTCGATGTGGAGGGCCTTGCGGCGGAGACGGTTGATGACCCGCGCCCAGTAGGCGTCGTCCGGTCCCTGCGGCGGCAGCGCGTCGGCGTGGCTGCCCAGGATGCGGAACGCGTTGCGCGGGCGACGGACCGCCGTGCCGCTGATGACCCACCAATCACCGAGGTCGAGCAGGTTGTCGATGTCCGCGAAGTCGACCTCAACCACGTAGGTTCCCCGCTGCGGCCCCCACCGGTAGGTCTTCGTCAGTCCGTCTCGCGGCCCGAGCGCCCAGCTGGTGTAGCCGTCGATCCGGGGTTGCCGGGAGAACGTCAGTTGTCCGAGCACCAGTCGCTCAACCGGCAGCAGGAGGTCCCGGAGCCGCAGCGCCCGGATGAGTTCCGAATCGAACGGCGACGGGTCACCGATCCACTCGACCAAGGCCGTCTTAGGCGGAACGTAGCGGGTATCAATGGGCGAGAAATCCGGTTCGACGGGCGCCCCGAAGAGTTCGGCGTGGTGACGCTCGATGGTCGGGTCGCTCCCTCCGACGATGACGTGCCGGCCGTCACGCTCCCGCGCGATCGTTGCCGCGAGCTCCAGCGTTCGGCTCACGTCGAGGTCGCCCGCCATCGCTAGACTCCCACCGCCCACAGACCATCTGCCTGCAACCGCATCATGCCGACGACGACGCCGGGGATGACCGGATCGTTATCGACCGCGACGCGACCGATCACATTGACACCCGCCCCGGTCCCGTCCGGTCCCGTGACCTGGCGCGGGATCAGCGCTCGCGCGAGCTCCCACGCCGTGACCACGGCGGCGCGACCATCGGCGGTCGCCTCCGCCTGAAACCAAACCTGGGGAAAGCCGCCGAACGCCGTTTCCTTGCCGTTCGGGTCGTGATCCTCGCCCCGGTCGATCACCGCCGCCGCCGGCAGCGGGCGCCCCGTCTCGGTGAAGGCGCCCGGTGTGTCCTCCCGCGTCAGCCGGGTTGGATGCACGCCACCCGTCAGGACATCGGCAAGGTCCTGTGAGGCGCTGAGCGCGGCGTAGACGGCCGTGGCAACCGGACCCATTTAGTCCTCGTCTTCCGGCGTTGCGCCCGTCCTGGGCCGCTTGGTGGCCTTGGCGGGCATCTCTGCGGTCTCGTCCGCGTCGCTGACCGTCTCCCCACCGAGCGCCACGGTCGTCGGCGGGATCGGTTCGGGAATCGGCATCGTCACCGGCGGGATTGGCTCAGGGACATCCATCGCCTGAGCGTGCGGATCGAGCGTCGTCGTGGTCTTCGTCGTCATCGGTTCCTACTTCCCGACGAGGCGCCGCAGCGCCGCCATGATCTGACCGTAATGCGCCTCCAACGTGGAGAGCAGGATGGCGAACCGCCCCTGGTTCGCGAGTTCGAGGTAAATCTGGTAGTTCACGGTCCCGAAGACGTAGATGACGACGGCGGTTGCGGTCTGAATCGCGATAGCGCGGAGTCCTGCCCGTGCGTTCCCCGTTCGATCCGTCCAGGGCGCATTCGCCTTCATCCACGATTCCATGACGGCAGCGAAGTACTCCGCCAGCGAGAAGACGGCTGCCTTCAGGCGCGCCTCGTAGGTCTGCAACCCCTCGACGATGACGGAGGGCGGCGCGATCCAGCGAAAGGACGTCGCCATCGCTAAACTCGTCCCACATCCAGCACGGCCTCGGCCGTGACCATTCCGCCGTGCCGGATGACGCGCCGGATGACGCCGGTCTCGGTCGTCTGCCCGTCCGCGTTGCGCAGCGCGAAACGGTCGCCCTTCTCGATGTCGAAGCCCAGCACCGCCGGGCGCCGGAACACCGCGTCCGCCTGGACTTCGACCATCGCCTGCGTCCCGCCCGCCTGCCGCTGCTGCCGGACGGCCCACTTCACGACAATCGCCTGCGGGTTGAGCTCGAGCCCGTCCCGGTCCAGGACCAGATCCAGCGTCGGATCGGCCACGGCGCGGGCAGTGTCGAACCCGTCGCGGCGCAACTGCCGGATGGTGGTGACATCGGCGGGCGAGAGGAGGGACGGCATCGCGGCCTACTTGACCACTTTGCCGGTGTGATCGACGGTGACCGTGCCGCTGGTATTCGGGCGGCGCTTGGCAGCGCGAGGCGAGGCGCGGGTCGTTGCCTCCGTCGTCTCCGTGGCGTCGTCGCCATCGTCGTCGTCGGTGTCGGCGTCCATATCGGATGCGGCGCGGGCGTCGGCTGCCTGCTTCTTGGCGAGGGCGTCGGCTTCTGCTTTCGCGCGAGCGTCCGCCGTCGCGTCGGTCGTCTTGCGTGATGCGTCGGTCACGGTCTTACTCCCATCCTTCGCTGAAGTGCCAGCCGTACGGGCGCCGGTACTCGGGGATCGTGGTCTCGCCCCGCGTCGGGCGCGAAACCGCCGTCTGTCCGCTGATCGCCGCCGCCGCGAGGCGTTTGCTCAGTCCGGCGATCAGGTCGGTGAGCGCCTTGACCCGGTTCTGCCAGGCGACCCGCGTCGCGTCGTCGTTGTAACTCGTCACCATCTGGGCAACTTTGG